ACCAGCCTGCAGAGAGGGCTGCCACATATACGCGCCGTTGCCATCCTTCAGCTTGCGGACGCTGGCAAGCGTGCCGCTGCCCAGCACAAACGCGGCGTTCTTCTTGTAGCCGTCCTTCAGAGAATAGGTCAGGTCAATCAGCTCGTCTGCCTTGATGTCACCGGCCGTAGCGGTGGTTACGCCGAGGTCGCCGCCGGATGCCGTAAAGATGCCGGTGGGCTGGCCAGAGCCGGTACCGACGCAGAAAGCCTGTTCCTCCTTTGCCGCAAAAGCGCGGGCAAAATTGTCGATGAGGTATGCCTGAAGGTCGAACATGGAATCCTCAAGCAGCTCCTCGGAAACGAGCGCCGCAGCACGAAGCGTGAACGCGTCCAGAGAAAGCTGATTGAAGGTGGGAGTGGAGGGCGTAAACACGCCGGACTCTGCCACCCAGTCAGCGGACACATCGGTCAGTGCCACATTGATTCTGTGCGGCGCGGCAGTGGTGATCACCTTTGCCAGAGAGCGGATGACATTCTCGCGGGCAAGCGCCTGAACGAGCGTGTTGTCGAACTCCAGCGGCACGAGATAGCCGCCGTTGGCGTTGGTGCCTTCCTCCATGACATTGTGAACGGAACGCTTGCCGCGAATGAGATTGTAGAAATCCTCGCGATATTCGGCGGTTGCTCTGGGCACGAGAGGCTTTCCGTTCTGCAGGGCAGGCTTCTCGGTGATGGGAGAGCTGGTGGGCTGTGCCATAGCAGCATCACGCGCCACGCGATCCTCCTCAATGGCGATCTGATGCGCCATCGCATCCACATCCGCGAGCATCTTGTCGTAGGTGGCGTTGTCCTCTGCGGACAGAACACCGTCCTTGGCGCGGGTGTCGAGGAACGCCTTTGCCGCATCCCATGCCTTTGCGCGCTTTTCACGCATTTCAAGTACCTTTTTCATGATAAAATCCCTCCGTCAAATGTATTTACGGGCTTGCAGCTTCTGCATAGCCTCGGTGATAGAAACGCCAGCAGGCGCATCCGACTTCTTCGGCTCCGCCTTGGGAGCCGCTTTGTGCGTGAGCTTGTTCATGAGCGAGTTGGTAACAGCCCTGCGGCTGAAAGCAAAAACGACATCTTCGGAGTGGTCGCGTTTCGCGTCCTCCAAGATGCCGTCCGCAAAGCCGAGCTCCACGGCTTTATTGGCGTTCATATAGGTTTCGCCGTCCATGAGATGGGAGATTTTTGCCCGCGATTGACCAGTCTTAATTTCATAGGCGTTGATGATGCTTTCCTTGACCTCGTCCAGCATGGCGATGGCCTTTTGCATCTCCTCAGTATCGCCAATTGCGACAGTCAGCGGATTGTGAATCATCATGAGGCTGGTCGGTGCCATGAGCACCTTTGTACCCGCCATTGCGATGACGGATGCCGCCGAAGCCGCAATGCCATCAATCTTCACGGTGACATCGTGCGGGTAATCCATGAGCATAGCGTATATCTGCGATGCCGCCACGCAGTCACCGCCGGGAGAGTTGATCCAAACGACAATGTCGCCGTCGCCGGAAACAAGCTCGTCCTTGAACATTCGCGGTGTGATTTCATTATCCCACCAGCTTTCGTCCGCAATGGTGCCATCGAGGAACAGGGTGCGGACGCCCGTTTCCTCGTCGTTGTCCCAGTTCCAGAAGTGCGTTTTGTCACGCGCCTTTGCGGGACGACTTTTTGTTTTGTCCATCTGAGGTTTCCTCCGTTTCTGAAGTTGTATTTGCAAACGCACCAGCGTCCTCCAGCTTTGTCATCGCGCCGTTGATGAGATAAAGGTCGCCGCCGAGGTCGGCAGGGATTCGGTCGAGGTTTTCAAGCTCTCGTATGTCATTTGCCGACATCCAGCCGTTTTGTCGAGCGGTCGCGTAGCCTGTCATGCGCGATGCATAGTCGCCGCGAAGCAGTCCGTCTACATTAAATTTGGTGAATACTGTGCGTTTTTCGCTGTCGAGCAAGAGCGCCTTGTTCATTGCCTGTTCCCAGCGGATTACCCACGGGTCGAGGGTGTACTTCACAAATTCCAGCGACTGCTGCTCAATATTTGAAAAGCTCGACTTTTCGAGGTCAGCCAGCATATGCGGCGGCACCCGGAAAATTCGAGCGATTTCGTTGATTTGGAACTTGCGCGTTTCGAGAAACTGCGCCTGCTCCGGCGATATGGCGATGGGCGTGTACTTGAGCCCTTCCTCCAATACCGCAATTTTATTGCTGTTACCACTGCCGCCGAAGGTAGACTGCCAGCTTTCACGGATGCGTTCCGGGTCCTTGATGGTGCCAGGATGCTCCAAAACGCCGGAAGGAGCAGCGCCGTTTGCAAAAAACTTAGCGCCATATTCCTCGGCGGCCATCGCCAGCCCGACCGCATTCTTTGCCATCGCAATCGGCGAGTAGCCGACCAGTCCGTCATAGCCAAGCCCCAGCACATGGAGAATGTCAGACGGGGCGAAGATGATATCTGCCTGTTTGTTTTTGCCGACCTCCGGCGCGTCGTCGCTGTTTTTGCGGTAGCGGTAATACAGTCGCCCCTGAGAATCTCTGTCCACGGTGACCCTGTCCGGCATCAACGGATAGAGCGCCACCACCTCGCCACGGGCGTTTCGGATAATTTGTGCGTAGGCATTACCCGTGAGAAGCAGGTGGTTCATCATGGTTTCCCGAAAGACAAACGAAGTCATTTCAGGATTCGGTTCGTCGTGCAGGACCCGCCACAGCGGATGGTCGAGGCACTTTTCCTTGCTGCCGTCCTCACTGTATTTATACAAAAACAGCGGCAAACCCGCGATTGCTTCCGAGAGAATGCGAACACAGGAATAAACCGCTGTCATTTGCATGGCGGTCTTTTCGTTCACCACCTTGCCCGAAGTTGTGCCGCCCCACAAAAAGCTGTTGCCTCCGAGGTTTTTAGGCTTATCCCGGGGCTTGAAAATACCTTGTAGTATGCCCATAGGCTGATTGCCTCCTTACCAAATGAGCAAGCCGCGCTTGTCATAAACGCTCTCGCCCGTATCGTTGCCACACCGAATTGCCCGGTCGAGCGCCATGATACTGGCGACCGCACCGTCGATTTTCTCTGTGGATTTCTCCTTGTCCGCCTTGATGTTTCCGGCGGGGTCGGTGCGGATGTAAATGTTGTCCATCATCCAGCGGAGAATCGGATTGCCACCGTGCGCCAGCTTTTCCTCCAGCGTCAACTTCATCAGCTCCTTGGTCGGTGGTGACATATCCTTGAAGCCCTGACCGAAGGGCACGACCGTGAAGCCCATGCCCTCCAAGTTCTGCACCATCTGGACGGCTCCCCAGCGGTCGAAAGCAATCTCGCGGATGTTGTACTTCTCTCCGAGCTTCTCGATGAAAGCCTCGATGAAGCCGTAGTGGACGACGTTGCCCTCGGTCGTCTGCAGGAAGCCTTGACGCTCCCAGAGGTCGTAGTTTACATGGTCGCGTTTAACGCGCAGGTCGATGTTGTCCTCTGGAATCCAGAAGAACGGCAGGATGCTGTACTTGTCATCCTCATCACTGGGCGGGAACACCAGCACGAAAGCCGTGATGTCGGTGCTGCTGGAAAGGTCAAGCCCGCCATAGCAGACGCGGCCTTCGAGTGCGTCGGGATTTACCGCAAACGCGCATTTATCCCATTTGTCCATCGGCATCCAGCGCACTGCCTGTTTGACCCACTGGTTGAGCCGAAGCTGACGGAAGCTGTTCTCCTCGCCGGGATTTTGACGAGCCGACTCAAACGCCGCCTTGACCTTATCCATGCCGACCGTAATTCCCAAGCTGGGATTGGCTTTTTTCCACACCTTCGGGTCTGTCCAATCGTCCTCCTGTGCCGCCCCATATATGACCGGGTAGAAGGTGGAGTCATGCTTTCTGCCGTCGATGATGTCCAGCGCCTTTTGATGCACCTCCCAACAGATGCTGTTCTGGTTATCTCCGGCGGTTGTAATAAGAAAATACAACGGCTGCATTCTCGCATCGCCGCTGCCTTTGGTCATGACGTCGTAGAGCTTGCGATTCGGCTGCGTATGCAGCTCGTCGAACACCACGCCGTGAGTATTGAAGCCGTGCTTGTTGCCTACATCGGCCGAAAGCACCTGATAGATACTGCCGGTCGGCTGGAAGATGAGCCGCTTGGTAGCGTCGAGAATTTTGACACGTTTCGACAAAGCTGGACACATCCGCACCATGTCCGCCGCCACATTGAAAACGATGGAGGCTTGGTTTCGGTCAGCTGCACAGCCATAAACCTCGGCGCGCTCCTCATCGTCGCCGCAGGTGAGTAAGAGAGCGACCGCTGCCGCGAGCTCACTTTTGCCCATCTTCTTTGGTATCTCTACATAGGCCGTATTGAACTGCCGGTAACCGTTGGGCTTGAGTGTTCCAAAGATGTCACGGATAATTTGTTCCTGCCAGTCAATTAGTTCGAAGGGCTTTCCGGCCCATGTGCCTTTGGTGTGACAGAGCGATTCAATGAACGCCACGGCGTAGTCGGCGGCTTCTTTGTCATAGGTCGAATCGTGCGCTTTGAAGCGTGTCTGTTTGTACTTCTTCAGTTTTCGCAATGGTCGCCGCCTCCTTTCGGGCATAAAAATAGACACCCTCCGGTGCCTTCATAATCTATCTGTACGAGATACAGCCCCACACAGGGCTGACCTCGACTATTGTATTTAGTGCGGGTTAGTGGTTTTCACCTTGAAGCAGTATCTCCAGAGCGAGCTGCGTATCAGGGTCGGCAGGCTCGATATCCCAACCTCTGTCATAGTTGCATACGATGGTGCCGTTCCGTTTGAGCGTCAGCTTGCTGATTCGCCCGCCCTCAATGCCGAACTGCGAACCCTCGTCGTACTGCTTCATCCAATAGTGAAAAATGCTGTCATGAATTTTCAGGCTTCCTTCTCTCCACATGGTACCGTCCTCCTTAAAACCGTTCGATGCGAACATTGTCGTCAGCTTCGAAGTGGACTTTGTAGCGGGTTTCCGTGCCGTCGGCTTTCTTGGAAATCAGTCTGATGCCGCCTTCAAAGGCGCTGTAGGCTCGGTCGAAGCGCTCGCCCTGCGGGAGCTGTCTTTTTGCCTGTTTCAACTGCTTGTCTGTCATGGTGGGGTGTGCCTCCTTTGTTTTGTTGTACACATGATCGCTCTAAAAGCACACTATAGCAAGGCAATTCTGCGATATATACCAGCATAAACTATACGATCTTTACAGCGAATTTCGCCGCCGGAATTGTGTAGTTTACGCTTCGCCGGTGAGAATAAAATGCGCGTATTCGCGTCGATGCTCCTCCAGATACACCACCAGCTCGTAGAATTTCCTGTCGTTTGCGATGCGCTGCACCGTGCGGATATCTAACATATTCGTCAGCCCAGTGTCGCGGATGGCGAGAATCTGCTTCTTGACCGTTTCACTCATCGACGTTCACCACCTTGCAGGCGTCCTCACCGTAAGCCACGGACAGGCCGCAGCCATTGTCCCATGCCACCATGACCGAGCCGATGTCGTCCACGCCGCGCACGGTGCCTTTGGTGCCAACTGGTGGCGCTTGCGGGTCATCCATGCGAACAAGCTCCACACGGCAGCCAACCGGGTAACGCTTGCGGAGACTCTCTACCAGTTCCTTACTTGGAAACCTCATCGTCAGACACCTCCTTGTCCTGCAGGCTCATCACGTCATCATAGAGACCGGTGTCTGCATTGATGCGCTCGACAAGTTCCTGCACCTTCGGGTTGCCGCTCTTGAAGGCGCCGCTTCCGGAAAGGTTGCGGAGCAGTATCTTTCGCGCCGCCTTGTACTCATCACCAATGAAGCCCAGACGGAGTAGGAAGCAGCGGAATGCGTACTTGTCATTGTCCGTATCTTTTTCCTTTGCGGTAACGCGCTTTTGAGTCTTTGCCATCTCGCAAAGCGCTGTGATAAAAAGTGTGTATGCCTTGACCGCGTCCGGCTCGGTGCCGTCCTCAAACCACGGGAACCGTACCCTCTCATCGGTAATATCAAGGTCGATGTCTTGACATCCGAGAGCCTTGCTGATGAGGCTTTTCTTGCTTTCAACCAACCGCTTGAGATTTTCGAGCGCAGTGTCGGTAAAGGAGGAACGGGGCATCTCAATCACCAGCCCGATGCTCTCGTCCGGTACGTCGCTTGCTTGCATGCCATCTTCGCCAACCGGGTCGCGGTGCTGTCTGCCAAGCCCCAGTTCTTCTGCCTCGGTCATTCTCAAATCCTCGAAGCGCGTTTCCGCTTCAAAGCCCTGCTCGTGCAGCCTCTCGATGAGCTTTTCGATTTCCTCGCTGTCAGCGCGGTCGTCGAAGCTGATCGTGCCATTCTTGTCGATGGTGAAGTAGTCCACCTCATAGGTGAAGGAAGGAGCGCCTTTGTACTTTGCAGGGCAGTTCAAAATCTCCGCCATCACTGTTACGAGCTGCTTGCGGTCGTTGCCGGTCAGGTTGTACCTGAGTTCAAAATCCTTGTTTTCCATAGTGTCTGCCGCCTTTCTTTTAGTCGATGCTTCGGCTTTTGTACATACATATATCACTCTAAAGCCTGTAAATAGCAAGACAATTCCGCGATGTAAATGTACCAAATAGAAGCGGCGGCGCTTGTGTGATTCAGTCCGATTTTACAGCCACTTCAGCGTAGGAATAGGTCAGTCCGTCACGCTGGACGGATACCTTATCCGCCGCACCGACCTGCTCGATATACCGCTTCACGATAACATCGCAAAACTTCTCGTCAAGCTCAATGGTGGCGCAGGAGCGGTCGGCCTGTTCGCAGGCGATGAGCGTGGAGCCGGAGCCACCGAAGGGGTCGAGCACCAGCGTATTTGTCATGCTGCTGTTCATAATAGGATAGGCCAGCAGCGGGATAGGCTTCATAGTCGGGTGGTCGCCATTCTTCTTTGGTTTGTCGAACTCCCAGATGGTTGTTTCCTTGCGTCCACTGTACCACTGATGCTTGCCGCTTTTCTTCCAGCCATAGAGCACAGGCTCGTGTTGCCACTGATACGGGGAACGCCCCAGAACCAGCGATTGCTTTTTCCAGATACAGCAACCGGACAAATAAAAACCGGCATCCGAAAAAGCTCTTCTGAAATTCAGTCCTTCGGTGTCGGAATGGAAAACGTATATGCTGGCGTCATCCGCCATGACCGCCTCAGTGTTCTGGAAAGCTGCCAACAGGAAATTGTAAAAAGCATCGTTTGCCATGTTGTCGTTCTTGATTTTTCCGGCGCTGCCTTCGTAGTTTACATTATAAGGCGGGTCTGTGATGACCAGATTCGCCTTGCGGTCATCCATAAGAACGGCGAAAGTTTCTGCTTTGGTGCTGTCTCCACAAACCAGCCGATGTCGACCGAGTGTCCATATGTCGCCGAGCTTGGTGACCGGCGGCTGCTTGAGCTCCTCATCGACATCAAAATTGTCATCGTGCAGACCATCCTTGATGCTGCTTTTGAATAGGTCATCCAGTTCGGACGGGTCAAAACCCGTTAGCGAAACATCGAAATCGGAACCTTGCAGGTCAGCAATGAGCAGCGCCAGCTTATCTTTATCCCAATCGCCGGATATTTTATTGAGCGCCACATTGAGCGCCTTTTCCTTTGTTTCCGTCAGCTCAACGACGACACATTCAACCTCGGTGATGCCCATATCGATGAGCACCTTTAAACGCTGATGTCCGCCAACGATACGCCCGGTGGTCTTGTTCCAGATGACCGGCTCGACGTAACCGAATTGTTCAATGGAGCGCTTCAGCTTATCGTATTCGGCATCACCGGGCTTCAGGTCTTTACGTGGATTGTAGTCAGACGGGATAAGCTGCTCAATTTTCAATTTTTCTATCTGCATACGCTTCAGCCGCCTTTCTTAGTTCGTTGTATAGCCTCATGCTGGTATCCTCCCACGGGAACAAGCAAGAATTGAAGTGCCCGTAAGTTGCGGTGTCCTCGTAGATGGCGTTACGCAAGAACAGCTTTTCGATGATCGCCGCCGGACGCAGATTGAACACGGACATCACAATCTCACACAGAGCCTCGTTGGAAAGAGCGCTCGTGCCAAATGTGTCGATGTCCACAGCCACGGGGTCAGCCTTTCCGATGGCATAAGAAAGAGCGACTCCGCATTTATTCGCGAGGCCGCTCCAGACGATATTCTTTGCGATGTACCGCGCCATATAAGCGCTGCTGCGGTCGACCTTCGTTGGGTCTTTTCCACTGAACGCTCCTCCGCCGTGGAGAGCAAGCCCTCCGTAGGTGTCCACCATCATCTTTCGGCCAGTCAAGCCAGTGTCAGCAGCGGGACCACCATCAACAAATCTGCCGGAGGGATTGACGAGTATTTCAGTATCGTCGTCGAATGGGAAATCCTCAAAGCACTGCCAGAGAACATTCTGCTTGATATCCGAATAAAGCTGCTCCTGCGTTTTATCCTCGTCGTGCTGAACGGAAACCACGATTGTTTTCACACGCTTCGGCTTTCCATCCTCGTATTCGACCGTGACCTGCGCCTTGCCGTCCGGCAGAATGCCTTTCACGATTTTATCCTTGCGGACGGTATCTACGCGTTTACAAATACGATGCGCCAACACCAGAGGAAGCGGCAGCATCTCGCGGGTTTCGTTGGTGGCGTAACCGTAAACAGTGCCTTGATCGCCAGCGCCGATGGAAGCGTAACGTTCCTCGCTGCCATTTCTGGCTTCGAGCGCAGTGGTAACTCCTGCGCTGATGTCTGCGCTCTGCTTGTGGACAAACACAAAGACAGTAAACTTCCACGGATTGTAGCCGACCTTTCGGAGGACTTCGCGCACCTCCCAACGGATATCCACTTTGCCGTCACAGGTGATTTCGCCCGCAACGATGATTTTTCCCTTAGTCGCCATTACTTCGCAGGCGACACGAGCGGATTTATCTTTTCTGAGACAGGCATCCAGAATGCTGTCGGCGATGAGGTCGCACAGCTTATCCGGGTGCCCCATACATACACTTTCGGCAGTTTTGTAAGTAGTCATATCAGTTTTTCCTTTCTATTTTCACAGCCGTATTGCCGGTGAAATTCTCCCAGCGTTTTATGATAACGTCGCAGTAGTGCGCGTCGAGCTCCATAATGTAGCAGGTGCGGTCAAGTTGCTCACAGGCAATGAGCGTCGTACCCGCACCGCCAAAAGGCTCGACCACGATGTCGTTCTCGCCGGTGAACGCTACAATGTACTCCGAGGGCAGTGCCACAGGGAATGTGGCAGGGTGTTCTGCACGGATTTTGCCCTTTTCGCTGAGTTGCTTTGTAACTGATTCCAGACTCGTCTGCTCCGGCAGCTCCAGCAGGCTCTCCATCTTTTTGAATGCACCGGTTTCGTTGCCTCGCCGTGCGATACGGAAGGAGCCGTCCGCCTGGCGTATCTTGTTATACCGACCGCCAGAATAGATGCTTGCTTCCTTTTTACGCCACGTTGGATTCACCGGCACCGGCTCTTTACCAAAGCAAAAAAGCCACTCATGCCGAATCGGTATCATTGCGCTTTGCTGCCCAACGCTGCCGCAGGTCAGCTTATCCCACACATTCCATGCCAGCAGCTTCAGACCAGCTTTGTTCGCCGTATCGATGTAGGCATTCCAATAGGGATAGATTTCACCGTCTTTACGCTGGATTCCAAGGTTGACTGCTTGTAGCGCCGTGAACGGTTTATAGCAAGAAATAAACTGCGCGATACTTTCAACAGACAGGTCTTTACCGCCGTTGTATTCACGCATATCGCTGTATGGCGGTGAGGTGAACAGCAGCTTGCTGTGTTGACCATTCATGAGCAACGCCACATCGTTTCTATCCGTACTGCTGCCGCAGAGCAAGTGATGCCGACCGAGTTGCCATAGCTCACCCGGCTGGCATATTGTCGGAGCGTCAGCCTCGATCTCCGGCACTTCGTCCTGAACGATTTCATCATCGACGCCGAGCATGAGTCCGATCTCGCTGGTATCGAAGCCGGTCAGCGTCACGTCGAAATCCTCTGCTTTCAAATCTGACAGCAGATTTTCGAGCTTCTCCGTGTCCCACTCGCCGGAGATTTTGTTCATGGCGATGTTGAGCGCCTTTTCGCGGGTGGCATCAAGGCTCACCACGATGCACTCCACGCTGTCATAACCGAGTGCTTTCAAAACCGAAAGCCGCTGATGCCCAGAAATGACCGTAAAGCCCGTCGTCTCGTTTACGACGATGAGCTCGACGTATCCGAAACTCTCGATGGAGCGCTTGAGCTTTTCAAACTCTGTGTCGCCCGGCTTTAGCTCTTTGCGAGGGTTATATTTTGCAGGATTCAAGTCCGATAGCTTTAATGTCCGTATGTCCACTATTTACCCCTCCTCGCAGTAAGCAGGCGCTCCATAACATCATCCTGCGGGTTCGCGCCGCTGTATTCGCCGGTGCAGTTTTCCTTTACAATCTGGAAGATCTCATACCACAGGCGGTTGGTCTGGCTCATGTAGTTTTGTCCCATCGCTACATATGGGCTTTGTATTGCGTTGCCGGTGGTAGGATGCCGCGCCAAGAAACCGAAGCTCGACACAGCTTCCTCGCATTGAATCCAACGCGCCACACTCATGGCGTAACGTTCCAGAAGCTGGGGAGAAACGAGTGTAGCGCAGCCTCGTGCATTGAGCCACGTCCATGTGTTTTTATATATTTCACCAGCGGCAAGCGTCGTACCGTCCTTTTGCTCTGCTGACAGCATCTTGTTCGGCTCCGGCATTTCACAGCCTTCGAGCGCAGGTGCGTCAGTGAACTCCATCACCGTCAATTTCCTACCACCTGGATTACCGGCTGATATTTTGTCGGCGAGAGGCTTCTTTTTAGCGCCAGCACCGACTCTGGCACCACCTCTACAGGTGCCGTCTTTCGCCATATTCATCACACTCCTTTTTTACTTGGGCTATTCAACCCTTTGAAACTGCGTTTTTCAACACGAAGCCCCACGCCGCTGTCCGCTTTAAAAAGTTTTAGAGATTTGACCGCCCCCACCGGTCACCGCTCTCAGCAGTGATGCGGGAGTGACAGGCTTTGCAAAGAGCCATGAGGTTCTCAGCATTGCTTCCACCGCCTTTGGAGAGCGGAAGGATATGATGCACCTCTTCTGCGGGTGTCAATTCTCCTTGCTTCCGGCACTCCTCACAGAGTGGGTGCGCTTTGATATAACGGTCACGGATACGCTTCCAGGCACGACCATATCGTTTGTTGGAAGCAGGGTCGCGTTCGTACTGGTTGTAGCGTTTGTCCATAACCTTCTGATGTTCGGCGCAGTATTGCTCGCGCAAGGCAAGCCGACCGCAGCCGGGATATGCGCAGGGACGCTTTGGTTTATATGGCATGGGTTCACTTCCTCGTGGGCATAAGAAAAGCCCTGAGGGATTGCTCCCACAAGGCTCTCTTATTCCTATTTCGCTAAGTATATCATATCAGAATTTAGCATGAACATCTACTAACATAACCTATCATCTTTCGGGCGGCACACGAATTTCATCGTAAGCCTTCTCCCGCAACCGATAGATATGTTGGATGCTGTAGCCCATATCAACCGAAATCTGCTCCCACGTTTTGAAGCACAGATAACGCAGCTCCAGCAGCGTCTGGTACTCGGTGTTGTCCACAGCCTTGATAAGGCTGACCATCTCACGCTTCAGATCAACGAGCCGGTCGATGTCGCGGTTGATCTCCGCTTGCAGGTCTACGATTTTACCCACAGCGTCAGCCATTGTGGAGGTGCCGCGATTGGGATTGCGGGGCATACCCGTGAGCGTCGAGGTGCATTTTGTCGCCAGCTCGTTGAGGGAAGCGACCTGCTCCAGCTTTGAGTTGATGCGCTGGTCGAGACGGTACGCCTGACCGAGATATTCCTTAACAGTCATGCCGCCACCTCCGCTTTCAGCTTGCTGATGAGCAGCTCCGGGTCGAGGTGGGTCAGCAAACCAAACCAGCCGGAGCGGAAGAAACTCTCGATGCTCCGGCATTCGTACTGCGCCGAGCGGTTATGCGGATTGAGTGAGAGGGTACGCAGCGCCTTGCGGTAATCCTTCGCCGCCTGAAGGATGATGGCGTTTGCGAGGTTTTCGTAATTGTTGTCCATGAGACACACTCCTTATCTGGATTTTGTGATTCCAGCGAAGCGATGCCGCATTGTGAGCATTGTATATGTAAAGCACAGGTGCGTTGTTTTCATAGTCAGCGTTCATTGCAGAGAGCCGTTTATCACGGCTCGCACCTCGTCAACCGAACGGACGACCGCAGCCGTACCGCCACAGGCGAGGATTTTTCGGATAGTTGCCGCTTGAAGTGCCATTGCTTTCCCGACCGACGTCTTCACCTCAAAGGCGAAAAACCTGCCGTCGATACAGGCGATGATGTCGGGGATACCTGCCGTACCGTACATCCCGCCGTGTTCCTTCCAAGCAAAGCACCTCGGTACGGTCTTGAGATAGCGCAGGATCGCGCTCACGATTTCTTTTTCTGCCACAGCGTACTCCTTGTAACTTTTTTCGGGTTTGTAACCGTGTAACCGCCTTTTATAGAGGTCTGCGTGTATTCACACGCGCACACGCGCACGCGTATGGAATTGAAGCCGCTCTCGCGTATATACATATTTTTTGAAGCTACAAAGTTACAAAACCATCCGACCAACCTGAAATGTGTTCTATATAGCGGCTTTTGGGGCGTAACTTTTCCTGTAACTTCTGTGCTCCGAGAGGCTACATCACGAGCGATTAAGTTACAGATTGCGCCGCTCATAGCGGTTCAACCTCTGTGATTTCAAAGCCGGACACGTCGCACCTCGTTTTGAGCAGCCCATAATTGAGCGTCCATACGCGTCGATTCTCCGAGCCGATGCGTTTTTGTACGTTGCTCTCCAGAAAATAATCCGAGTGCTGTAGCTGCTTCTTGAACTGTGCATAGGTCAGCGTTTCTCCTGCGATGGCGTAGTCCTTGCGGTACTTGGTATAACGGTCATAGACGTGATTGAGCCACAGCGCCAGCGTCTTCCCATCATCGCATATTGCAAACTCGCTCTTCGGGTCAAGCCCCATGCGCGACATGACCTCAAGCGTCTGCTCGACCACGCTCTTATTGCTGGTGCCGCCGTCCAGCAGGTATTCCTTCGCCGCATATTCGATGTATTTTGTGCAGGGAGCGATTGCATACGGGAACGTCTCATGCCACGTCAATCCAAGCGAGGAACACAGCTTTTCCATGAGACGCAGCCCTGCGACCATACAGGCGAGATTATTGACGACACGCGACGGGAGCTCCTTGTTGAAGCCGCCCTGCGCCTCCTCGTACCACGAATAGCATTCAGCGGGCTTGGTTTTCAGCGCGATGTTCAGTAAGCTATGCCCAAGACTGCCGAGTAAATCGGCACTGGCGCACAGCCTCTGGAACGCCGCACGATATTCGACCGTTTTCAGGTCTTTCTTGGAGAACAGCAGCTCGATGCTGCGCTCCCGAATCGCTGCCTCATCCGGCGATTCCTCACCGGCGACCACGAGCGGAGCCAGCAGCTCATAGCTCACGGTCGTCTGATCGGCGCGACCACGGATGCCCTCCTGACCGTCATAGCTGTTTCGGAAATGGTTCAGCAGCGGCGCAAGTCGATAGCTGTCGATTTTTGAGGGCTTGAACTCGTCCAGCGCCATCGGAATGGTGTTTGAGGATGCCGAGTCCTTCATCAGTGTAAAGGCGGTCGTTTGTCCCGCTGCCACGATCTTTGACTTGGAGAACACCGGCATAATGACCCGCTCCAGCGTATTGCTCTTGCCGCTTCCGGCTTCGCCGATGAGCATGAGATGCGGATATTTCACGTTCTTTTTCCGCAGGTGCTCCTTGATAAAGCAGCCGCTGATCCACGCCAGAATCGACACCGCCTTTGCGGGTTCGTTGTAGGACATGAGCTGTTCGCCGAGCCTTTGAAACTGGGCTGCGGTGATGAGCTTTGCGTCAAGAATGTCGCTGCAAATGCTGCGGTATTTATCCAGCTGAATGATGTCCTCGACCGACGCGCCGTTTTCGTCCACCGCGCCCTCGACCGTAACGAATACCATCCCACTGCCATGCTCATAAATACCCATCGCCTTGACGCCGAGCTTCGTTTTCCATTCCAGCTCCGAGATGTATGCCTTGAGCAGCTCCAAGTCGCCATCCGAGCCGGTATAGCTGAGAGCGATGGTGCGCTTGTTGAGGGCGTTCTTGAATTTCTGCTGATTGGCGAAGTCCGTCGTCATAAAGGTCAAGCGGTAGGTTTCACCGCGCACGGTCACAAGGTCGGCGGTGAGCTGCGTTTCCTCCTCGGCGATAATCATCTCCACCGGCACGAATACGAAGTTGGTGATGGGATAGATGTTGTCGCCTTTGCTGCGGAAATACATACCCTTGTACTCAAATACCGGCGCATCGTTGCCGGGAGCATAGGTATCCTCGGTCAGCTCGCAAGCCTTGTCCAGCGTTTCCTCGCCATAGGTCGCGCCGCTGGCATGATGCTTCGCGTCCCACTTTTCCCGAAACAGCCCGCTCTGGCGAAAGAGCCTGTCCATCTGCGCTTTGTCCTTACCCGACCAGAATGCCAATCGACAGCACAGCGCCATATCCGCCTCTGATTGACTCGAATAGGCATCATGCCAATCGCCGTCCCAGAGCTTTGAGAACGCTTCGCCGTTATCGGCTCCACAGGCAAGCTCCAAAAGGTCGTCGTCGGACAGCTGCACGGATGCGCTCTTTTTCGACTTCCTTTGCTGCTGCTTTTTCGGGGCGCGGATGTAGGTTTCATGAATCCACTTAAGCGTACCGTTGTCCTCGGCGATGGTATCCGTCGCTCCGTCGAGCCCTTTTCCAGTCATCGTGAAATACCGGGTATGCTCGTACATCTCCACGCCGGTCTTGGTATTCTTGTTGCCGGTACCGGGCATCGCGCCCTTGAAGAAGAGATGAATGCCGGTGCCGGAGGGCGAAAACTCCATGTAGGTGGGCTGCCTTGCAATGATTGCCTTCGCCGTCTCATTAAAGGTTTTCGTTTCAGGGTCGTAGCAATGGTCAACGTCCACGCCCACGAGGTTATCCTCCTTCGAGAACATAAAGCCCAGCCCCGTAAAGCCATAACGCTCCAGCGCGTCGGCGGCAGTGGCGTAGTCCGTCCATGTCGCAGGGTTATTGGATTGTGCGCCCTTACCCGTGATGGGGTTATAGGGCATCTTTTTGTCCTTGCCTCCGTCCTTATCGGGAATGAGCCGCCAGTTGACCCATTGCTTTCGGTCAAGCAGCTCCTGCGGGTAGTTCCCGCCGCAGCGATTGCTCATAGCGGTTTCACCTCACATTCCTCGGTAAAATACTTGATGGGTATATTGTGCTTCTGCGCCTTGCGGATTTCGTAGCTCATGCCCTCGGATACCTTATCTCCGAACACCCACAGCTCCTGACATTTTCCAAGCAGCACCCGCCCGAAGAACAAGCCCAGCTTGCGACTGTCAGGATCGTGCTCATCCATAAACTGCGGGTAGAGCAGGTGCGGCGCAAGCGGTATCGCGTTTTGCTCGACGGCAAAGCGGCAATAGCCCCGTGTGCGCTCTGTGTTTTTCTCCATATCACCGGCGAAGGGCGAGCAGATGAAAACGAGCGGGCGGTATTCCGTCCCATAACGACGTAGCAAGTCCTCACGCATCAGCCCTCGCATAGCCTCGTAGGTTGTCGGGTCACTGTAGCCCTCGGCGTTTCGTTTATCTATCCACATCACACGTCCTCCATTTCCTTCAGCTCGCCGAAGCTCTCACCGTAGGCGGCTTCCGCGATGATTGGCACGTCAAACGCCGGGAACGGCTGCACCTCCATGCAAGCTTTCACGAAGCCGACCGCCTCGTCGAGCTTGTCCGCCGGTATCTCGAACACCAGCTCGTCGTGAATCTGCAGGAATGGCTTGAGCCACGGGCGCTCCTTGATGCCCGCGACGATGCGTCCCATTGCCAGCTTCAAAATATCCGCCGCCGTACCCTGAATCGGTGTATTCATGGCACAGCGCTCGGCAAAGGAGCGCTTGCCCCAATCGGTCGAGAGGATGCCGATAATGTACCTGCGGCGGCCGAGCCACGTTTCTGCATAGCAGGTGTTGGCGGCGCGGCGCTTGGTATCGTCCTGCCAATCGGTCAGGCGCGGATAGCCGTTTTTCAGATTGTCGATGATACCGGCACAGGCTTCCTTCGACATATCCAGACCAGCCTTGAACTTCAGCGTTTTCTGCAGTCCGCTGGGGAAAAGTCCGTAAAACACACCGAAATTGCAGTTCTTTGCGATGGTGCGGCGCTCCTTGTAATGCGGTGCATTCTTGTCCGCTGCCTCGCTAAACGGCACATGAAAGATAACCGAGGTCGTTGCCGCATGGATATCGCCACCGGCGCGATAGGTTTCGAGCATCTTTTC